AACGTCGGCACCCGAACGCCCGGAACGATCATCTCGGCGAGTGCCATGGTCTCGCGGAACGAGTCCTGGAAATACGCGCTGTCCTTCGCACCCTTGACGAGCTCCGGCGGCACGTTGTCCGATATCTCTGCGCTCATGTCCTCCTCGCTCGGATCGCCCTCGCCCTCCTCCTCGGGTGTCAGCAGCTTCTGAATCGCCGCGCCGAGTTGCTTGATCGCCACCTCGAGACCCTGGAATCGCGCCTCCATTGCTGGATCCACTGGCGCAGGGTTGGCAGCAGCCGCAGCAGCCGGGTCCGCGACCACCGGGAGGTCGTCCGCGCTGCTGTTGGTGCCGCCACCCGGTCCGCCACCCATGTGAATGTGGACCTCGCCCATGCCCGACACCCCCGGCTCGACACTCACGTCGTCGGAGGTCTCCTCGTTGATCGCCTTCTCGATGTCGGCATCCTTGAAAGTCGCGCCGGCGGACATCAGTCCGCGGAGGCGGGCTGCGAGGGTCTTGTGGTTCGTCCTTCTCATGTCGATGATCTCCTCAGGTGGTTGATAGTCGCCGATTGCGCATCGCGGCCCACAGCGACCCTTGTCGACCAGCGCTAGATGATTGTAGAATATGTTCTTCTGACGCCCGACACCGGGCTTCAGCTCCTCGTAGTCCGCGTCGTAGCCACAGCTCACTTCGACCTTGCCGTTCAGCACGTCCTGAATGGCGTTCGGCTCCTTGATGATGATATCACCCAGGAGCAGGTCGCCCATCACTCCCTCGCCCCTGCGAGCACTGATGACCGTGCCGACCTCCAGTTGCCGGAAGGTGGCCGGCGTGACGTTCTCGTCCGGATGATCGTTGGTCACCGACTTGCCGATGATCGAGAGTATGGTGTCGGGGCGAAACACCTCGTCGGCATCGCGGCGAATGGTCACCCCCGACACACCATCGGCGCTGTGAACGGGGGTCTCCTCCGGTCCGTAGAGCATCTCTCCGGTCCGCGCCATGGGCACGTCGAGGCACACGACGAAGCCCTCCGGCGTCACGTGACGCTTCTCGCCGAGCGCCATCGTGGTGTAGAAGCGCTTGGCCACGGGCTCGCTCATTTGCCGGTGACACCCACGTTCACGACGATTCCTGTCGTGGCGGCTCCAGTGTCGTTGTCGGCGATGGCCGCCGTGATGCAGAACCCGACGCCGACATAGAACAAGATTCCGTCGCTGATATCCGGCTGAGCCGGTGGACCACCAACCGATGCTCCTCCGGGAAGCGGGATTGTCAACTTCGGAACATCAGTTCCGCATGTCGGCGCAGTGACCTTGTCGTAGAACTTCAGGAAGGCGTTCACCGTACCCGTGTTCTGCGCGTAGATCATCTTGACGACCGACGGGCGACCCAGCACGAGCGTCGAGTTGGTCGACGCCGCGCTGAGATAGTGCCTCGGTGCAGACTGCGCGCTGGCGGACGCGCAGCACAGCATCGTGATGACAAGTGTCAGCGCGTATCTCAGCATGGATCAGTTCTCCGTCCAGGTCACGTTGCAGTCGAGCGACGCGCCGGCTGCGAGGGTCGCGGCGTTGCCGTTCAGCGCCAGCGTCTGCGCCACGCCTCGCAGAACGATTGGCTGCTCGTACGGAGAGTCGCCGAACTGCCAACGCAGTGGCGTGAGTGCAAGACCAGTGGTCGCGAGCTGAAGCGCCAACTTGCCGGAGCGCAGCGTGCCCACGGCGGTGCCGAGCGCGCCGGGATTGGCCGTGTATCCCTTGACGACTGCGGTAGCGGCTGGACTGGCGCTGTCGTTCGGAACATTGGTCGCGGTCGTGCTGGTTCCGGTCGTGTTGGCGGTGCTGCGCTTGATGAGAAGCAGATCAGCGGTGCCGACGGTCGTGCTGATTCCAGTGCAACTGAACTCCGTGACCGACACGATCTTCGTGGCACTACCCTGAATGGTCACAATGTCGGTGGCGCTCGCGGCGGTCACCAGACCGACGAATGTCGCCTGATACGTCGGGCGAAACGCCTTGGGCGAGGGAGTCGGCTGGAACTGCGCCATCGCGGCGCTCACCCACGCGAGGGTCAGCACGGCAGCGACAACGATGGACTTGAGTGGTCTCATGATAGATCTCCTAGATGTTGTCCGGGATGACCGGCTCGGGGTAGCATCTGCAGTTGTAGATCTGGCCGGCGTGAGTGGTCGTGCCGTCGATCAGGGTAGGGGGCTTGTCCCATCGCACGAACTTGCCCTCCATCTTCTTGTGACTCTTTCGCACGTCCTGGTCCAGGCTCGTGCGCCAGATGTATCCCTCGGAACCGATGGTGCGCGCTCGCGCCTCCGTCAGGAGAGAGGAGGCCCTCGCCACCTCGGTCCTCGCGATCAGCGTGGCCTTCGACTTGCTGACCTCGCCCTGTCGCATGATCTCCTTCGCGATGTCGCTCGCGCGGCCAGAGCTCTCGAGATTCTTAAGCGTGAGCTCGTGAACACGCTGCGCCGCGTCGCGCGGAATGCTGGTGATCAGATCCACCTGCTCCGCCTGCAGACGCCGCAGTAGGGAGCCGACCGGACTCGCTCGGCGGATCTCGGCGCGAACGCCCTCGGACATGTTGAGGCCGACCTTCTTCCACGCCTTCTCATCCTTGCGCGACACGTCCGTCAGGATTCGCTTGGAGACTGCGCGCGCCCACGGCTTGATAAGCTCGGCGTACTGCTGGAGCATGTGCTCGAGCTCGGTCATCTCGCTCTGGCTCTCTGGATCGAACTGCTCGACAAGCTGGCCCACCTTCGCGGCGATCTTTCGCAGATGCACGCCGAAGTCCTTCTCAAGCCTGATCGAGGCCGAGAACGCGGCGCGCTCCTTTCGAGTCTCGCGACCAGAGCGCTTGTCGACTGTCTGGTAGCGAAGAGGCATCAGCGAATCAGCACCGCGACAGTGGTAGCCGGCTTGCCGTCCACGCCGAGTGACGACGCGACCTGCACATGGTATCCCATCTCCTTGGCCTGAGCGATCAGCTCCTCGATCGGGCGCATCTTCTCCTGGATCAATTTCTCAATGTCCTGCTTGCTCACTGGTACATCTCCATCACGCTGCCGCCTCCAGCCTCTTCACGGGACGCGTGTGATCGCCAGATCGCAACCATGCGCTGAACTTGTCCGCGCTCATGTGCGTGAGTCCGGTGATGCGTCGCGAGTGGTCGTCGGGATACGCGAGCTCCAGGCACTCCCGCGCCTCGTCCTCGTCCAGGAATCCCATCATGCACTTGTGCTCGTCGAACTTGCCCGTGCGCGGGTCCACCATGTCGGCGACCCAGATGTCCTGGGAGTCGCGGGCAGGGCCCACGAACGCGTCCATCCACTCCATGTCACCCTCCGCGCTGCCCACGGCCGGGATGTGACCATAGTCCGCGGGCATCACGACGCTCCAGCCCGGTCCCGTGCGCGTGGTGCCCGCCATGTTCTCGATCGCGACCTGGACACCGGCCACATGATAGGAGGGGAGAGAGTCGTACATCCTGCGTCGCCTGTCGGCGCTAGGTCTGCTCGTGCTCCCCGCCTGTCCGTTCCTGGAGGCGAGATGCTCGGGCTTGATCCGGGGATTGCCGGAGTGCGGCAACTTCTCGAGTGCAGACTGCGCGTTGTTCGGGTTCTCGTGAGTGATATGCGATGGATCGCCGCCGTGCGCCGCGATCTCGTCGTCCCCGAGCCCAAGATCCCCGAGCTCTCCCATCAGGGGGGTCGGCTCCAACTCCGCTTTCTCGATCATCTCGTCGGTGACGTTGTCGAACCGCGAGGTGGTCTTGCTGTTCTGTTTGAGCTCCCGCATCGCAGTCGGCGTGTCGATGAGCTGAGCCTCGTGCGCCTCGATGATGGACGTGGTGTCCCGGGCACTGATCTCGGACTTCTGTCCCTCGTCGAGTTGCCACAGCGGCGCGAATTTCCAGTTGAAGTCCGTCGGGAGCAGAATGCCCTCGGACTGCGCCATGGCGCGATAGATGAGGTCGATGGGGCGGCGAAGCACTCGCTCCTGCTGCTGCTTGATTCCGTCGTAGTACGTTCTGAGATCGCTCTCGCCCGTGGAGTTCAGGCCCGCCGGACTCTGCCCGAACATGCGGACCAGCGGGATCTGCAGGGTGCCAGACATCTGCTGAGCCTGCTGAAGGATCACCTCGCTGATGCCGGTGAACGCGCTACTGGACTGAACGGTGATGTCGTCCTCGGCGTCGACGACTGTCAGTCCCTCGTTGTTCTGGAACCGACGGACCATGTCCATCTTCTTCATCATGGTAGCGATGCCGGCGTCCCCGCCCGTCGACATCAGGTCGGTCATGCCCTTCATCTTGTACGTTCGGAGAAACGACTTGTAGACAAGCTGCGCCGCGCCCTGCGTGCTGCTGTCGAGCGACACCATTCGGTCGTACAGACGCTCGAACACGCTGAGACCCCAGAGGTTCTCCTGGACTCGCTGCCAGTAAGGCAGATCGACGCCGACCAGTCGCACGCATCGCGTGTAGTGAATGAGCTGACCGCGAAGGGCGGGGGCGTCGCTGTTCACGCGATAGTGCACGGGAAGACCGATGTCTGGTCCGAACGCGCTGACGAGACGCTCCAGTTTGGCCTCGACCTGCCACCTGTCCAGGACGAGGAATCCCTTGAGCTGACCCTTCATCAGCGGGATCTCGTCGAGTCGCAGAGGCGTGCTCAGGTCCTGTCCGTCGATGAGCATGACCATGATCGCGCCGCCGTACAGCCGCGACCACTTGATGGTCTCGTTCAGCGAGCCCCAGAAGTTCAGGTTCACCTCGCACTTGGAGAGGCGGTCCATCTCGTCCGGCTTGAGCTGAGTCGTGATGTCGATGCCGGCTCGCGTCATGTCGTCCGCGATGATGTCCACCGCGATGCCGCCCATCCACGATCCGCGATAGATCCACTCCAGGAGCGTGCGGATTCGCGTGACTGGATTGAAGCCGTAGGTGCTGGCCGACAGTGGATTGTCGGCGCCGATGCCGAGCTTCAGCACCGCGTTGAGATAGCCGTCCTTCGTCGATTGAGCAGTCCGCCTCTGATTGTCGCGGGTCAGCTTTCGCTCCGCGACCGCGGCCTTCTCGATTGTGGACTTCTTGATGGAGGCGCGAGCCATCAGGCCGCGACCTCGTCGGACGCGGGCTGCTCGACGAGCACATAGTACACTCGGCGATCGGGACCCGGCAGATCAGCGCGGATCTTATTGTCGGCGACCAGCTTGGTGATGGCCCCCTGCCACCTGAGGGCCTCGGCCGAGTCGCCGAGATCGGCGCGACACACGCGACCCTTCTCCCTGATCTTCTGCAGAAGCATGTCGCATCGGTCGTAGATGGATATGCGGCGGCGAATCGGCCGCAGGGGAGGCAGCACGCGAGGCGATCGCGTGTTCTCCTGAACGTCGTCGTCCAAGATCGAGAGAAACATCTTGTCCCGCAGCACCGTGATCACGGTCCTGTTGATCAGCTCATTCTTCGTGATGCCCCGCGCGCCGGCCGCGTCCTCGAAGTACTCCTCGCGATCATCGGGAACCAGAATACTCAGTGTCATGTAGTGTGTCTTCATGATATGCAGACCTCGTGCCTCTTTCTGTCTCGCTCGTCCAGTATCTTCCCGCCGACCAGCCACACCACGTAGAGTGGGAACAGCAGCGCGGCGACCGCGATCATGAGCCAGCGGACGACATCGATCAGAATCGGTGTCAGTTCGACCAGAATCGATGTCAGTGGAATGACCCGCTGATGATGATGCCGAGCAACCAGCCCAGCCCGATCCCGGTGATGAAACCCATCAGGATCATGGATGACTTCAAGATCATGGATGATTTCCGCCCGTCGGAATGTTGTAGTCCCCGAAGTTCGGATCATCGGGATCCTTGTGCAGATCGTCCACTCCGGTGAACGGCGACTGCGGCTCGGGCCTCGGCCTCTTCGTCGCCTCTCGCTCCCGAATCAGCCTTCGCTCCTGCTCCTCGCGGGCCGCGTCGTACAGCGAGTACGAGTCGCCCTGCACGTAGCCGCGACCGGTCATGCTATCCATCATGCGTAGGCCCTCATCAGTTTCTCCGCCGTGGTCTCCGGCACGAATGTCAACATCAGCGCATCGGCGTGATCCGGACTGCTGATGCCGCGCTTCTCGAGATCCTTCTTGCTCTCGATGATTATCTTCCCGCCGACAGTGGTGAGCCACTTGACCAGTGACAACTGCGAGTTCATCGTCATGGCGTCCGGGCTCTCGGAATCGGCTGGCAGAACGAGTATGTCGTCGAGCTCGTGCTCGATGGCGTCCGGGCTCTCCGGATTCTCGAGGAACTGCAGGAGCTCGTACGAGTTCTTGGCGCGCTCGCGACATATCCACCACGACTCGGCCTTGATGTTCGCGAACTTCTCATTCGACTTCTTGCCGTCCGGCCACAGACTGTCCGACGCCGGGTTGCCGACGAGCACCGCGTGCGATGCGATGCCGTCCGTGCTGCGCCTGAGAACAGAGCCGACGCCGTGCCCGACACCCGTGGCGTCGAAGCGCAGGTTCTTGACGCCACCGATGAAGCCGTCCCGTGTCGGCTTGATGCTGCCCGCCGCGATGAGCATTCTGTTCGCGGTGTCGACCGTGTCCGGGTCGCTCCAGCTGGTCGGCGCGTGCACGACAGATCCGAAGCGCGGAACGAGCACCGACTTGGCCTTGCCCGCGCCGACATCGCCTCCCGCGACACCCTGCATGACCACGGGCATCGGGATGCCGCGCTTCGCGAGGGCAGAGCGGATGCGCTTGCACGCCTCCACCCACTTGGCCTCGATGCAGATGCCCTCGACGGATGCCGAGTAGTCGATGTCGTACTCGCTGGCAAACTTGTGCTTCTCCATCTTGGAGCGAGTGGCCTTCTCCCAGGACACCACGACGATGGGCTGACCCGGCACCCGGAGCTCGACCATGCCGTCCCGCTTGCGGGGGTCGTCACTCCAGTGAAACCTGAAGAGCTGATCGGGTCGCAGACTACCGTCATGCGCCTTGCGGAAAAAGAGATTGCCCTGACCGTTGACCGTCGAGCCGAAAAGTCTGCAGTCGGCATTCGCCACGCTCGCCGCGTCCACGCTGTCCGCGTGCTCGACGAAGGCGAACTCGTCGAACACATAGTCGGTGGACCGACCGCCGCGTCCCATGTCGTCACCGGCCTCTCCGCGAATGACACTGCCGCGCTCCTCATTGATGAGAAGCATCGAGTTGTCGTGAATGGCGTTGGGCGAGGGAAGCATCCAGTGCGGCAGCCCGCGCCTGAGCATGCGAAGCTTCTCGAAGATACTGTCCGGATCACCGATGCGATCGACATACTCGGCCTTGCGACTACCGAAGTTGGCCTTGTACCCATCCTGGAAGAGCCACTTGTTGAGCGTGACTCCGCCGGCCATCCATGTGAACCCAATATCGCGGGACTTCGCGCAGTGACCGTCCTCCTTGTTATCGCTGATCCGCAGGAACCACCGGACGAACTCCTCCTGCTTGGGAAAGAGATCCATGGGCATCCACGCCATGGCGTCCTTGACACCGACCAGTTTCGGGTTGAACGTCCAGACCCACGTGTTGAACCAGTGAACGACGTCCTTCGCGCAGATCGCCTTCTCAATGAGGCGAAGCTCCTCGACGCGAATCCTCTCTGCGAGTGGTGCACCCTCAGGCGGATCCTGAAGTTGGCGTGCCCGCTCTAAGCGTCTCAGCATAGAGCTGCGCAAGCTGTCCAACATCCGCGTCCTTTATCCGCTCGTGTGTCTTGGTGAGACGCGCGAACTCCAGCGCCTGCTGATCGGTCTCGTTCTGCGGGACGAATACCGTCGTAGATATGGCCGTCCCCTCGATTCGATCGCCGATGTACTTCAGCGCCTGCATGTCGCCATCGAGCGCCAGCTCAAAGAGCTTCGTACAGAAGAAATGGAGGCGAGTCGCGCGCTCCTTGAGCAGCTTCTTCTGCTTCGGGTCACTGGGATCAATGCGAGTTCGCTCGATCTCCTCGTGCATCATCGAGATCAATTTCTGCGTGATGAAACGAGGATTGTGCTTGGCGCCGACTGCGAGCTTGTTTCCTGGCGCGAATGTTCCGGGACGTGCCATACCGTTCTATTCGGTCCTAAGTTGTTGAAAGCGTTAGCTGCCGCACACCGCGACAGAAGCGCAGTGCATTCAGCGACAACGGCGATGCGATCAGGCGACAGCCGCCAGATCGTAGACAGACACGTCAAGCTCAAGCTCCCGCCCGAACAGCGCGTACACAATGCGCCGCGTATTCGTGCGGGAACCGAGGCCCTTGAAAATTGCAACCGTCGATGTCGACCGCGCCACCACGCTGTCGCCGACGCTGAAAACGGGGGTGGCCGCGTGATCGACAACGTGATCAGGCACCACGTAGCCGAGATCATCCTCGCGATCCTGCAGATAATCGATGTAGACGCTACTCACCGATGCCGGAAGATCCCCGTTCAGGAACACGCGAGCAACGCCGCGCGTGGAGCACAGCCGCCGCCATCCCCCGAGAGGATCCACCTTCACGAACAGATAGTTCGGGAACAGCGACCTGATGCGACGCACGCCGAGGCCGTCCTTGCGACGAGCGGGCTCCCTGAATTTCGGATGATAGTACGAGAAGTTCTGCTGCGAAACGTGACGTATGGCCTCGGCCGAGGAGGCCGACTTCGTCTCGAGAACCGTCCAGTACGTTGGTGATTTGCCCATGGGCCGCACTTGTACGCCCAATCTGCAGCGATTTGCAAGCCCCACCGGATTTTCCTGGATTATTGGTTTGCCTTGCGCCCACAGAGGCGTGAGCAGGCGCACATCCGCGACCCGCGCGTAGAAAACCAATAATCCAATAAGAGCGAGCGCAACGCATTGAACAAATTACAGAAACTGCTTATTGGTTTCACAAAACCAATCCAATAAACCAATAGCCCCCGTTTCAGCATCTAAGTGCGTGCAACTACTACACTTTCGCTGTATGCCAGTCCTGCGATTTTTGATACGCCTCCGTATCATGGCAAAATTGTGTCTGAAAAACCGGGTGCCAAAACCAATATTGCGATGCGACTGCGTCCAAACCAATAGTCGTCCGCGCGGCCCCTTGCCACTCGCCGCCGCGCGGCGCACGCTTGCCACGTGCAAATCACCAAGAAGCTCGCAGCATGACTCTTCAGATCAGGTCTGGAATGATAATTCGCCACAGGGATCGCAGCGATGACATCAGGTACAAGGTGATCTACCGCGCCGCCAAGTTGATCATCGACGAGAGGACTCTCAACGCTCTGAGAATAGCGCCGCGCCAGTCCTCGCTCGCACGTCAGCTGGGCGAGATCACGTGGATCTGCTATGTCTCGCAGCGGGACAACGCCGCGTATTTCTGTCCCGAGTCTGAGTTCCTGGACGGCCGCTTCGAGGAGGTGCCCCCGGCGGAGGCCTAGAACAAAACCGCTTGCGCCTCGCTGCCCTTGGGCGTAAGTGTGGCTATACATAGCACGCAACCAAGGGGAACCGCCGCATGCTGCGCAAGCACACTGCCACGATAGTCAAGATGAACAAGTACCCGCTCCTGAAGGATCTGATCCGTCAGTATTTCGGTCTGCCCTCTCAGGTCGCCCTGACTCCGGCGCTGTACCAGCGCGGCCTCGGTCAGGCCGACCTCGTTCTGTGCCTTCTGCGCACGGATCACTTCATGGCTCGGGAGTTCGTGGCCATGCTCATCGGACACCCGATCATCATCGGCCCGCCCTGCCTTCTGCACTACCGGACCAACGGCGGGCGACCATCGATCCGGCATCCCGTGGGATTGATGGATCGACGCATTACATACGTAGCTCCATCAAATCCTCGCCAACCGAAGACCGAGGCCTATCTCCGCTGGCAGGACTTCCGGGCCGGCAGAACACCGAGACAGGTCATGGCGCGCGGCTCGACCAAGCGCGATGTGCGACGCGCGCTTCGCAAGGGCTGGATCAAGCTGGAGGAGGCGAGTCATGCTGGTTAAGATCGCACTTGGAATGCTCGTCATCGCCATGCTCACGATGATCATCGCAGCCGGCGTGCTGATGCTGGCTCACGCGCAGCGCCCCGACCACCAGACCAATCTGCCCTATGGCCTGTGGGCACGCACGCGCGGCGGAGTGCTCGAGATCGGGCACTATCGGGAGCCTCTCAATCAGCACAGCGGCGGGTGGACGCCCCTGTTCATGTGGACCAGTCCCCACTCTATCGCCACGTCGATCCCGATACTCGATGGACAGTGCGGTGTCGGCGTGGAAATGAGCGCGCCGTACCACGTGCGCCTTCTCGGCGGCCAGACGTTCGATACGCGCGACGGTCCGCAGGTGATCCTTCGCGACGAGCACTACCACGACAGCGTCTGCGGAGAGCCGTCGTGACGACCGTTGTCGTTCCCTCGTGGCAGCGCTGGCCGCCGAACTGCTGCGAGACATGCACCGGCTGGGAGAAGAGCGAGACCGAGGAGTGGACCGGTCGGTGCAATCAGTCGGCCATCTACAGCGGGGACATCACCGACTCCAGGTTTCGATGCAAGGATTTTGTCAGAAGGGAAAACACATGATGAGAACACCGTCGTTCGGTCAGCGAGTCCGTCATCTCGCTCGCGGCTCCGGCTACATGGTGCTGGGCCGCCAGAAGATTCAGATCAGTCCGGAGACGCTGGAGCGAGCCATCTCGGAGAACCCGATGTTTGGCACAACCATGGAGCAGATCTGTCATGCTCTCGAGAGCATGACCTTCGTCACCTACTGCGCCGACGCGGACAACTCGAAGTGGGCGAGGCCCGAGCCCGAGTTCGTCGACGGGCGGTTCGAGGAGATCGCGCCGCCGTTGTCGTCGTTACCGCCGAGCGACCGGACATGATAACTTATCGCTCCAATCGCACCGGTACCACGCTCGCCGCCTATCGCGGTGAGGTTCGAGTGGGATAC